ATGGACGCGAACTTGGCTAGGCGTTGAACGCCGTGGCCAGGTACATCAGCCTTCCGTGAGCGACAACCGTCGACAGCCTCAAGCAATTGAGGAAAGTCTTCGATCATCGCACGTACATGCTGATTCGAGACACGATCGGAAGCCTCGCTCAAATCGAGCGTAGACAGGGTTCCATTAAGGGACCCTTCGAGGGCCATTGACCTGTTAGGGTCTTGGTCATCGATTCCGATGACACCCGAGAGGAAGCTATCCTCTTTTAGGGCGTCAAGGATCGAGCGAAGAAGAGCTTGCTGCGCATATTGCATCGCAGTTGGCTCGATCGCGATAATCCTAGGTGACTTGAGCGTCTTCGGAACAGAGATTACCCTTACAGGTGTCTCATCCCGAGGTTCGACAATGTCATATCCCTCACTTTTCATGAGGAATTCTGACGGGGGCATAGCCCTCGCCAGACGAGCAGGCCAAGAGACAAGGCGGAACTTACCATTACTGGTGAGTCTATCCGCTGTTGCTCCGGGACCATGCTTTGGGACCAAACGGCCCCAATAGACATCTCTGTCTACCTTGGAGAAAAGTTCTCCAAAGAGCATGGACGACACGCGCTTGAAATCCACCAGGACGGAAGGATCCAAGCTCGCATCGTTCTGCTTGACATTGTGCTCACACTGGATAAACTGGCGCATCGCTCGCCTCTCACGCTGTGGTGAAACCACGGCGCCCGAGTTAGAAGACTCGGCAGGGAGGGCGATCTTGCTAAACATCAGCGTAAGCTGACGCAAGGCAAGTATTGCTTCGATGTCCGGTTCGTCCAGAAGCGCACCGCTAGCAGGACAGAACACACGATCAAGGAAACCCCGTAGAAATACGGGGAAACCAGTACGAGAGCACTTTTTAAAAGAGGTGCAATCGGAAGGATCGACACGACCGTGGTCCAGCCACTTTTGGGTGGCCTTCCCATAGTCTGCCAGGGTAATCGCTAAAAACGACAACCCCTCGTGTTCAGTCCGATCCGTGACGGTTTTGATGTCACGGATGGCGCTTGTGCTGCATCGTGCGGCCATTTCATGAGCCGCACAGGACCAGAGTGAAATCAGGCTTTTCATAGTCCCTCCTTAATAGAAGGTGGCTAATCCCTAGCCTGCCTCACACGCAACCTTCACGGACAAGGGTTAATACCCCTATCGTAGAAGGTTTCACCAATCAGAATGATCGCGTTGACGAGAAGAACAAGACCGGCAATCCCCTTAGCGGTGATTGTCGATTTCGGCATCTCGTCAGAGCGACGTCGACCAGCGGGAGAACTTCTTCGTCCCGATCGCGGGGAGTAACGATTTCGATTGCGGTAAAGGACCCGAGGGTCCAATACCTTATCTCTGTCGTCCCCCCCGGCCACTCGACCCTCAGGTCTGGTGGTCTGGTCATCATCTGGCGACGCACCCATGTGCGGAAGTTGTTTGGTGGGTTGTCCTCCTCCGGGGCCAGGTGACTTCTGTAGTCACCGGCCATAGATCAGGACTCCCCTCCGAGAACCTTCGACACGAGGGCGTTGGAAGACGCCGTCAAAAGGGCGTTAAAGCCCGCAAAGACGGCGAGCGCCTCGGCGTTCGTGTAGCCCACCTTAGGCAGGTCGAAGACCATATAGCAAGACATGGACTCCTCCCTGTTTTCGGTAGGCTTGAACGGATCCGCGGCGATCTTCTTGGTGTTGATCCTGACCGTACGTCGGATACGCTTCCCGTAGTCATGGGACGCGACGACTTCGATCAGGCCGTCACCGGTCTGGTACTCCGACTTGTCCTCCCCCGACGAAACGCGGGGAAGGGAGTTGGCGACACCGGAAATGGTGACGGACAAAGGATCAGCGAATGACACAGACAATCACTCCTGGGGCCCCGGTTAGAGCCCCTGACGGTTGACGTTTACTTGCCGTTCTTCATCGAAGCCTTGGATAAACCAAGAGCTCCGAGAATGGACTGTTGGAAGGTTGACAAACCCTCCCAAGTGAGCCCAAAACCAAACGGTGTTGCCCTCCTACGCTTCTTGACCTCTGTTCTGAGAGTCAATGGCGCGGGAGGTACATTCGCAATCAGCCGCGAGATCCGTGAGGAACCCGTAGGCGATTCGAAGAAGTACTGGTACTCATGAACGCTATGTTCCATGATATACCCGTAGCGCAGCACCTGGCCGTCGATAATCCAAGCGTCGAGATTAGTTAAATAATCCCCGGCGTTTGAGAACCAATCGGCAGCCCAACTCCATGGAGTGAGGTTCCAGATCGCGGTAGGCGTAAGTCTGAGGCCGAGAGATTTCTTAGCCATAATGACGCTTCTTGCCACGCCATCGATTCCATCCGCATCAGCGGGCGGGACGACGTAGGTAAAAGCGCCACTAAACCAGACACGCCTGTATGACCGTTCGATCCGGACCGTTCGTCCAAGCGGACCGACAGTATCAAACATGTTACTAATACTACCTGGAACGTGAGGAATCGCGTTATAGGCAGAACTAGTGTGCTTGACTGTCTGTTCGATCGGGAACTCATACCGTCGACGCACCAGCTTCCCAGCATCCCGTTGATATTGCCTGATGGCTTTGTCTCCGGAAACGATACGATTGGCTATATCAGCCATGTCGTTCGCCAGGGGCTGGTAACCAAAACTGAAGTTGAGGTGTTCATCACCAATCGCCTTAAGGCGTTGCTGATGGGTAGCGTTCTTTTTAAAGATCGCTGATCCTGCCAATTTGGGTAAACCCTCCTTGACTAATTCCCCAACAGTTGTGGTTAGGTCGAGAGATGGATTCGTCGGAGAACATCTGGCAATCGCCGTGGTTCCGAGCTCTTCCAGCTTTTCATCGCTGGAAGATATATCGGAAGGCCACGTCGTGTTAGATGGGTTAATCGGAAGGACAGCGCCGCGGTAGTCAACCGCGACCCAAGTCTTATCCGAGTCCAACTTCATCGTCGTAAAAGCAACGTCCGAGCTGTAACACTCAGCCGACTGCCTAAACGTCGAAAAGTTTCCTCCAACATCTCCCTTGAATGATCCCTCTTTACGAGAGAACCATTCCGGATGAGTCTCTGAAGCAGTGATCTGCTTCCCTTCGAGTCGAGACCAGGAGACGCCCTGGAAAGCCGTGGATTCCGTAGTAGGAACCTTAGGACCTCCAGAACGTGTCACTCTAGTGACGCGGTTAGCGCCTTCGAATGGCAGGACCCTTTTACGGGTTTCCTCCATAGATCTCCCTCGATGGCCGAAAAGTTGATCTGGTCATGGGTGTTAATTCACCCACAAAC